TTATCGTAAGCAATAGTTAATGCTATTGTTACTGCATCATTAGTTCCATAGTTCAATGCATTATAGTTTGCTGATTTTAAGAAGCATCCATATAGTTCCCATGTTTCAAGAACTCTTGGTGCTGCCGTACCATTACCACCATCAAGAATTTCGATGTTAGTTTGGAACTTATAATCATTACCAGCGGCTGCTGATGCTTGCTCAACAAAGTCTAATTGTTTCTGCAATTGCTGACCAACTGCTTTAGATACTGTACCTGAAGCATCGTCACGAATATTAACAGTCATGTCTGCCCATGTATGCTTACCAGCAAGTTTGATAGTTGAGTTATAAACCTGCAATGGAATTTCAGCAAATGACAAGTTAGGACGTGAACAGTCAATAACTTGTTTTGTAAGTGCAAGACCACCTGTTGCATCGACACCTAGATTACTGAATAGTACTCTAAAGCGATACTGTAATTTTGGCATCAATAAGCCTTGGTTTCCTGTTCCTCCGTCGGAACCTGAAACTGACATATTGATTAGTGATTGTGAGGCTACTGCCATTTTTTAATCTCCTGTTATCTTTTATTTATCTGATTTAGATGGGTACCAAAGTACCCATCTTTATCGTACTGCTTATAGTTCTCCAGTATTGAATATACGTACTGGGATGTAGATAAACTCAGCAGCCTTAACAGGCTCAATCGCTACGTCAATCCACAATTCATTACGATCTATTCTAGCAGGAGTATTGTTGCTTTCGTCACAAACAACCAAGTAGTCATAAACACCGCGTTTAGCAACTAGGTCTAAGAACAATGTATCTACAACACCTGAAATCTCAGTTCTTGTCAATGCATCGTTAGGTTCGAATACGAACGGTCTTGCTGCAATTGTCAACTGTCTACGGATATAAGCAACAAGTCTTGCAACGTTAATTCTATCAAGTGCTGATAGACTGTTGAAACTTGACTTATTACCATAGTTCAATAAACCATTACCAGTGAAGAACACTAGTGGGTTAATGAAGTTAGTATAGAGAACATCACGAATGCCAACTCTTGTGCGAGTTGTTACGAATTCGCCAGTCTGTGAGTTAACATAACCAATGTTGGTTGCGTTATCAATTAGACCTCTACGTGTACCTGCTGGTGCTAACCAAGGATAAGCAATCGTGTCATTTCTTAAGAATGTTCTAATCATCATATGTGATGGGGGAACTGCTACCAAGTTACCATTTACTGGTTCTGGAGCAATACCACTTGGGTAGAACAATCCCATGTATGTACTACGTGTTACGCAACCATCTTCACCTGTGCTTGTTGCACCTGCGGCATTAGTTGCCCATGCTTGAATGTCTGTAGCATTATCAGCAAGTCTCATTGGAGTATCACCGATAATGAATGCAGTATCACCTCTATCAGCATTCAACACAACCATGTTAGGTTGTAGTTCAGGATAGTTAGGTGTAGCCATCAAGTTGAAGAATTGATCTTCATCACGGATATCAGTATTAGTATCAATTGCTACACGCATTGCTGCTACTACCATTGCTCTTTGAGCCTTACGACCCATGTAAGGAGCACCGTTTGATTGTAAACCTGAAGCACTTACCCATGCATCTCTTTGTGTTGGTAGTGATGCATCTGGGAATCTATCGTTATTAAAATAGTTTACGTTATACTGCTTAACGTTATAACCAGAACGGCGTGTGTTGAATAACAACATGCCTGTTGGATATAATGTTGGCTCAGGTGCATCTAAATCTAAGTAATTGCTTGCTAATAAACTTGCAATGCTTGGAATTGGATCGTCTGCTGGATTTGTTGTGCCGTTAGTTGCCCAACGTGCATCGGCAAATAAGATACCGCTAGAACCAATGTTGTCAGTATTATCAATTCTGACCCACTTGTCTACAGTATCAACACTCTGCCAACGATAAATTAATGGATAATTTTCAAGGTCTGTAGTATTAATCCATAGATCGCCATATACAAGTGCAGTACCATCTGATTGAACAGTTGGTTCGCTTGCACTTACAATAGGACCTGCTGGGTCAGTTGCGTTAACCACTGATGTTGATGGGAAACCGTTAAAGTCATAACCAATGTTTTGATAACCATACCAATCACCATTATAGTTAACCATAATGTCTGCTTGGTTTACTACGCTATAGAACCAATTTGTACCATTTGCAGGTGCTGCAACTGGTGCTCCTTCGTTAGCGGTGTAACTTAATGGATACCAGTTACTTAGCATTGTTGTATATGCTTGAGGTGAACCTGTTCCTGAAATATAACTTACTTCAAGAACTTGACCTCCAACACCTACTGCTGTAACAATAACTGTTAAGTCATTACCAGGGGTAACACCGCCCATATCGACACCAGAGAATGTTACTTCATCACCTACAGCATAACCTGAACCGCCATTTGGAATAACAGTTGGGTTAACACTATATGTTTGATAATCATTTGATACAGTGATTTGTAAACTTGTACCTACTCCAGTTGTTGAAGCCTGTACCGGTGTATGTGTAACTACTGAGAATGGTCCATATTTTACACCATCAGTTGAGCCAGATGTAAATCCTGCTGCACTCATTAGTTGTTGTGTTGTACCCTTGCCTGCGCCATTCTGTATAATATCGTTAACAATGATAACACCACCGTCAGTATGTGTTATTTGTAATGCACCGGTATCTGTTACCGAACAAGTTGTGAAGGGTATGCCGGCTGCTGACCAAGCAGTTACGAAATCAGTTGCATCTGTGTTATCATTCAAGTTAAATGTATAAGTTGAAGATAAACTATTGCTGCCTGGTAGTGAAACTTGTACTAATGCAACATATGGTCCATTAGTGAAACTCGGTGCTGTGTTAGTACCAGTTACAACTGTAGGACCCTCTGCTATTCTTTGCCATAAGTAAACAGGTCCCTGATCATATGCACCGTTAAAGTTATATTGAGCATAAATTGAATTTGCAGGGATCGCTTGACCACCTGTTGAATCCATTGATGATATAACTGCCCAATCACTTTGTGATAAAGTTACTGTCTTAGGCAACCATGCTTGTGTTAAATCATTCCAAACTGAAACCACTGGCTGCAATCCGCTGCCTGTGCTTCCAACCTTAACCCATACTGAACCAGTTGGTCTTGGATATGATTGACTTGCTTGCCACAATGGTTGTTGTGCTGATGTACCATATTGTAAACCAGGTTGATAATAAAGTCCAGCATTTATACCTAAGTCACTTAGAATTGTGCCACTACCTGAAATAGTCAAATAGTAAGGAATTGTAGGATCAATACCGCCATCGCCTGCTGTTTGCTTACTATATAAGTTAAGTTTACCGGATGCAACTGCCGCAGACATATATGTCCAACCCAATGCATTGATGTCATTAACTAATACAGAAAGCACGTTGTTTGGACTAGGCTGAACTGTTATAGTTGCACTATTGTCACCACTCATGTTAATAGTAATAGTGTCACCAGGTGTTAATGATGGGTTAGAGTTTGTACCTTGAACAGTTGGCCATGCTCCCATCCAATCACCGCTACCAATTGGTACCCAAGTGTTGCTTGGTGTTTTGTAAAAATATTCTTTTGCAGTGCTATTTGAAGGTCTTGCGGTTGCAGAATATACTGCATTAACTGCGTAGTCACCTATTTGACCAACACTTGCTAAAGGAACGCCACCTGAAATCAATGCTGAATCACTGATCACGATAGGAGTTTGAACTTCAAACTGTCCTGTTGTAGCGTTAAATTCATAGATACCCCAAGTTGATGTAGTAGTATCTAACCAGAAAGTTCCATCTTCAGGATCACCTGTTGGGCGCCCTGTTGAACCAACTAAACTTGCTAAATCAATGTCTGCTCTTAATGTATATACAGTATTGGTTGCTCCCAATGCTGAATATGCCGCAAGCAAACCATATTCGTTCAATTCGTAACCCTGAATTGGTGTACCATTTGAAGTTGTATAGAAGAAAGGATTGCCGTACAATGCTACCAAGTCACGCTGACTTGTAACTCTATAGAGTTTATTAGCGTTAGCAGCAGTTGTACCTGGTGCTACTCTAGTGCTTGTAGGATCCGCTTTATTCTGCGCTGTTGCTAACAGAATGAATGGAATTGAGTTTGTTGGCGCTGGAAGATATTGAGCTTGGTCAATGATTGTAACTTCTACGCCTGGAGATGCTAGTGCCATGTTATGTTTCCTTTATTGTAAAATTATGAGGTTTACCACCTGTGTTACATATTATTATTTATAAAAATTACCAAAAAACCGTGGATTACCGTGCCTTCGAAGGTTATAAATACTATATGCCCATAAAGCGTCCTATCTGCAAGTCATGTAATAAAAACCCCTGTGCAATAAACTACAAACGTGCAGGCATCACACATTACAGAAGTATATGTGACCAATGCGGAAGAAAAAAGAACAAACTAAAACCACGAATTTTTAATTGGGAAAAAGCGGGTTACAAGAAAAAACCCACATGTGACATATGTGGGTTTAAAAGTTTATATCCTACACAAATGACCGTCTATCATATTGACGGTGACTTAAAGAATGTAGAGTTTTCTAACTTACGTACTATTTGTTTGAATTGCGTTGAGGTAGTAAAAAAGAAAGAAATTACTTGGAAACGCGGTGATCTACAAGTTGACTATTGAATCTATTTTTCTATGTAGTTCGTCTATAGTACCATTGTTATCAATATGATGATCGAATTCTAACCCAACACTGCTATATTCACTAGCATGAACATTAAATGATTCTAGTACATTTACTGCATTTTTATATCCGGGGCTATAGAAACCTTTACTAAACGCAACTGCCGCATCATACCATGGAGGATTATCTCCCCTAGATACTCTAATCGTTATTCCACCTGCACGTTTAATAGATTTTAATTCATTAGGAAATCTACAATCACTAATGACTACATTATTACGTGTTTCACGTAATTTGTTTTCTATACTAGCAATCCAAATGTCATCATGGAATGCTCTGCGTCCTACTTCTGTGCCCCATTGTTGTAATACCCATCTAGGGGTAAGATGCTTAATTCCTAATCTTTCTGACCACCATGGGTCTACCTGATCACGCCACTCTCTGCTATACCTTGTACTGCCTTCAAGTAGTTCTCTGTCCCAATTGAATATTGCTGCCACAGCGTCCTTTAAGGGTCCAGCATAACTCATTCTTTGGAAACCTTTAAATCTAATCAAATAGTCTGCTACAGTATCTTTACCGCTGCCAATAAAGCCTGAAATTCCTATAATCAATGGTGTCCCCTAAAATTATAGTATATCTTAATAAAAAATTCTGTTCAAGACATTTTGGTCATTCATATAATTATTTTCGCCGCCTAATATGAATACATTTGAAAGATCAATTTTAGATAATTCTTTAAGCACTGGGCATTCTTGGTATACTTTTTCCCATACTTTATTACCCATAGTTAACCAAAGATTGTAATTATATTCCACATCATTAGATATTTCTTTTTCATATCTTCTCATATTTTCTAAGAAACTGATAATTCGCTTGTATGCTATTTTAGGATAATAACTCTTATCAGATGTTAGTGCAAATGAACGTGTAATCTTATCTGGATATGAAGTGTATTCTAAAAATGTTTTAAACCCTAAGGATTCAAGAATATCATATTGAAAATCTTTATCAGATGATAAAATGAAAGGTTTTTTAGTTAATATTGGTTTCCACATTTTTTCAGAAAAAAAGTCAGTTTCATTATTAACCATTTGTTCATACGGAATTCTCTGGAACTGCGTTTCCATAGTTACTATTAAAGAAGCAGTATTCCACTCTTTAGGAAAGCAATATGCTGAAACATCAAAATGGTTGAAAACACCTGTTTGAACAGTCTTTGCAAAATCGTCGTCAACTAATTTTCGTTGCAAGAATTTACATCTTTTCTTAAATGCAGCCTCATCAAGACTATAGGCATCATATACAAAATTTTTGAATTGTTGGAAATGAGGATCCTTAGTATAATGTTCAAAGTCGTTAAATCGGCTTATGTAGTTGTAATCGAAAGAATATTCTAATTTGTCTAAGTTTTGATTTATATAAAATTCATATATAACAGGAAACCTATTGATTCTTAATACATCACCGGGTAAAAACAAAGCACGTTTTGTATTTGGTGCCCACGGTTTTACAATAAAATTAGGAACTCTCTCTTTAGTTAAGGTACTACGTAATAAGAAATAAGAAAATCGTACTTTGTTTATATTAAATTTTGTGTTTATTTTATCAATATTAAACACCATACTATCATATAGTACATAAACATTTTTTAGATTAGGTAAAAATTTAGTTTCACTACAATAATCTAATGATTTCTGAATCCATTCAGTTATATCACCCTTAGCAGAAGGTTCATATAAGTGAGCCCCTATAACTAAATTTTCTATATTTTCTAAGGTATTATATTCACTAACTTTATCTTTGATATACTTATGAATATACCCGTTGAAAAAGCAATAGTCGCTTCCTGCGGGTACGCTAATGTACCAAGTATTTCTAGTTAGTGGTATGCTTGCTACTATGCCTTCTAGAGACCTAGTATTGTTTATCCCTGTACCCATGTTAACGGCTGGCTGTAATCTACATAATTTTTAAGTTCGGTGATAAGTCTTTCCATATCGGCTTTAGACTCTGCTTTCATTGCGGCGCCGTTCAAACTTGTACCACCACCTGGACCAGCAATAGTAGCAAATTTTTCACGTGCCTCACCTATGATACCCTTTAATACGGCAAAGGTGTAATCACCAATCCAAACGCCTGCTCCAGGATCTTGTAATAATTGCTCTACAGGACGCTGAACATCAGCCCAAATAAGAATACGTTCACCTGATCCTTTAAAGTCACGTACAACTTTTAATACTTTAGTGACTGGGTTAAATGTATAAATCAAATAACCACCAAACATACGTGCTGCCAACTCAACGTAACCTGCATAGAAATCATATGTTGCCATACCGCCCGTATAGTTGTAGTTCAATAGATACGTGTTGAGAATAGCACTTGAGAATGGATCAAAACTCGTACTACTTGGTCCAGTCTCTAGGCCAACAGTTCTACGGAACACACTACGAACATTGATAAATTCACTTGGTAGTGTGTATGTGTCTATATTCTTTTCAACTGTCATTAACGTATAGGACTCTACCGTTGCGTTTTGCGCACGTTGTCTATACACTCTTATTGCATAATTAAATGCAGCCTCGTAATGCTCAGGGTCTAATTCAATGTCTATAATACCGTCACCGAGACGGTATTTTAAGTTGTCAAACAATGCTTGTTTGAGTTCAGTTAACGTTAAATTGGTAGGTGTTGATAAGATATCTGTTGGCATAATATTTCCCGATATTATGCTTATTTATCAGAGGTCTCCTGCTTTACGATTCTCGGAATAATATGCATCAAACTCTCCGCCCGGATATCGTGCTTTAAGTTTGTTAACGTTTTCTGCTATAACATCATTGGGATCAAGTTGTAATGCTCTGCATGCATTAATCCAATACCACATAATATCTCCCAGTTCACGTTTCATATGAAAGACATTTTCTTCGTTTAATGGTTTACCCTGAAAGAAAATCTTTTTAATGATTTCTTGAAACTCTCCGCCCTCGCTACCCAATCCTAATCCAGCAGTCAATAGCAAAGGAACATTAATGTCGGGACCATGCATATATTCCCCATTGCTACCATATGCTTCATAATTACCATCTAGTTTATCTAGACGGTTCATAAATGAAGTTAGGTCATTGCTTTCTTTGCTTGTTACAGCCTCTACGAATTGTTGATACTTGTGTAAATCTATTTGTTTCATGTGTTCTCCATTATATATTTGTATAGTTCGTCTGCATAGAGTCTATGCGGTTCTTCGCTATGATGTTCGTATTTTGCGTTATTATTTTTATAACCCAATCTTTTGAATTTTTGATAAAAAGATTCTTCGTTGTTCTCAAATTTATAATATCTAGTATTATCTATCATTTGTTGATAGACCTGCAAATATTTTTTATTGCTTTCAGAAAACATGTACCCTGCATTTACCATTAAGTAACTAACGTTTTTATGTTTTAAGAAATACTGTAGTTGTAATATTAGATTGGCACTGACTACTTCCATATATTCACTTCGTCTAACAATAAAGTTTTGATAATCTTCTTGAATATCCTTTTCTCTATCGGAGTAACCTTTATGTGACACATTGATTTGTAGGAACTCAGTTGACGATTCCGAAAACCAATCGCAATACTGACCATTTAATTTATTATGCCAAGTAGGAAATTCAAAAGGTGCCTCGATTCTAACACTCTCTGTCCAACCAATTAATACATGAATGTCTAAGTTAGTCGTATCATTAGTGTTGAACCATTCTAGGACACTCCGTGCTATGGCACTGTTGGTGTATCCGCACACAGCAATGTTAATGGGTTCGTATCCCAATTTATTAGCAAGTAGATTTCCATAACTATGCTGTCTATTGTAGAGACTATCTGTTTCACCGTCAATTTCTGAACCAACAGTATGACTACAACCCGCTATTAACATTACTCGTTTCATGTATCTTTTCTAAAATAAAATTGCTTATCTTTACATGTGACAATACACCGGGGTGTATTTTGTCAGTTCCTTTATCTGCTTGAATTTCATATACATATGGTACATATGTAGCAGGCATTGTCACTATGTGTTCTTTCTTTTCAATATGGCTTCTAAGTGATTTATCAAAGTAAAAATGATGATTCTTTAACTTTTTCATTTCTAAAAATGAATATGCATGATGCATATCTAAATGAGTATTAGCACACATATCATATTCAGTATGAATCATGTAAAAATCTTTAGAGCCGTCATCAGTAATCATTATAGGTTTTGAATCTAAATGTTTATGGAATAAGTACCCTCTATGGTGAAAGGACCAAAGTATTGCTACTTGGTCCGTTTCGTTAAATGGAAAGTTTAATATTTCAAGTAGTATCTTTTTATTTGGGGCGCCGCATTGACTTTTATTAATGAGTTCTAATTCTAATTGCCTACTCAGTAGAGAAGGCCAAGCATACTTGCTAGGCTTTTCTCTACCAGTAGTACAGTCAGGTAAACCTTGACCGTATGTACTAGAGCATCCAAATACTACTAGTCTCGACATTAAAATGCTTTAAGAATAATCATAGCACTATTGAATCGTCCATTTGGACTAGTGCTGACAGCCTTAATATCCTTGAAGTACTTACGTGCCGCTGGCTTACTACCTGTAAGTTGTTTGATTTGTTCAGCAGGTTTACGTAATGTTTTAACTTCGCTTTGTTTTGGATCAAAGCCTAGAATAGTGTTACCTTTAATACCAAAGCATTTTGCATACTCATCTGCAATATAATGATGCATCTTACGTTTAGCAGTATCATAAACCCATGCTTCAGTTGCACCATACAACTTAGCAGGGGGAATACTTACAAGATCCAGTTTAGTGGCCTCATCTTTGAAAGACTTTAGATACTTGAGTTTAGAAACTTGCTTTTCAATGCTAACAGGCTTCTTAGCACGTGGTGCCTTAGCAGACTTTTTGACACTTACATAACCATTTAAGTCTGCAATAACTTTGTCAATGTATGTTAGAATGTTCTTGACCTGTGTCTTACTGAAACGTGCATATGCTTCGTTAAGTTGAGCATCCTTACCTTTTTGCAATTCAAGATACTCGTCCTGACGTTTCTTCCATGGTTCAATCAAAATATTGATATGTTGTGGCAATACATTTTTCTTTGCCACTTCTTCCATAACTTTGACTGTGAAATCTTTCTTAGCACCTGCAAGAAGGTAATCATCAAATAGACCTTCAAGTTCACCGCCTGCCTCACGTGCCCGATCTTTCATAATTTCTTGCACATTAGGACGATTAGCGGCTACAGTTTCTTTTTTACCCCCGGTCATAGACTGTTTAGGCTCTAATGCATTAGCCTTGTCAATAAGGCGTTGCACCTCTGACATAATTTTTTCTTGTTCTTTTTCGTCTAGGGCTAGACCACGTAATGCCATACGTGCTACCCAGCCATATGACATAATATATTCACTTTCTGAAATCTTACCTATCTTTTTGATAAGGTCGTTTTTACCAATACGTTCCAAATAGTTAATAATAAATTCTTTGGCTTCTTTCTTACCATAGAATCGATTATACCAAGACATACCCTCCATTAATGCAATTCTGCGATTACTGGGTTGTTCAATAAATTTAGGTTCAAAACCCATATACTTAGTGTCTGGATCCCTAGGATTCATGTCTTTGGGCATATTGAACGTTGCTTCCGCAACGACGGGTTGTGCTTTCTTTACACGGGGCATTCGAATCTCCGTAAATTAATCATAAGTCAGTATTATATAGTATTTGGGTTTAAAAGTCAACTGTTTTGGGCAACTAATTTTTTGTACCAAATGTCGTGCAATATACTTCCAATGTCAGGTAAATCTATGTTCCAAACCTCTTTAATAAATGATTTCGCATAGTTGAACCCGTTAGGAGAAACAAACTGATTTGAATCAAATTTATACATATTATGTAAGTGTGATTGATATCCATTATGTTTGGTTAATGGATACTTGTTAATTAAATCTAAATCGAAAATTTCAGGAATATAGTATGACCTATACTTGTCTATTGGAATATTTGATATTTCCCCAAATCTGATAGGATAAAATCTTCTAAAGGCAATTGAAGTTTCCTCAGGAAATGAAAACACTATAAAATTTCTACTACTCCAATTTTCAAAAACATCTTTTTCTACAGTATATTCTAAAAAATGATAATACTCTAAAGCATGGGCACATATTAAAGGTACGCCCTTATTGCTTTTAAAATGGTCTAATGTCTTATTCCAATCTATTTCACGTAGATTTTCCGTAATTCCAAAATGAAAATCTCCTAAATCAAATCTTTTGGTTCGACTAACATATTTTTCCATTAACTCGCTATGATAATTATCTGATATAAATCGGTCTTGAAATTCGGGCACCAAGGATAATAAATTAGCAAGATGATTTCCACCGCACCCTGGAGGAAATATTAAAATCATAATGCTGTTGGGGTCTAGTTCTCTAATCATGATACTGTTATTTACGATAAATACTTATATGCCAAGATTATCTTTATACCGCCCTAATAAGACTAATGACTATAATTTTCTAGACAAAACCGTGTCAGAAATGCTTACGGCTGGTGGTACTGACTTATACATACATAAGTACTTAGGACCTAATGCAAATACACCTAGTGTAGACTATACCCAGCCTCAATATGACAAGTTAGAACCTACTAATATACAGGATTTATTGTTTTTAGAAAATAGAGATAGGGTATATGATCCAAACGTGTATAGATTGCGCGGGCATTACAATGTACAGAACTTAGACTTTGATTTAAGTCAGTTTGGACTTTTCCTACAAAATGACATTATATTCATTACTGTACATTATAATGACATGATTGATATTGTGGGTAGAAAGTTAATGGTTGGTGACGTAATTGAGTTACCACACTTGCTTGACTATAATCCTTTGAAAGAAACCATTCCAGTTGCATTAAAACGATTCATGCAAATCACCGATGCAAACTATGCATCAGAAGGTTTCAGTCAAACATGGTTCCCTCATCTATGGCGTATTAAGTGTGAACCTCTAGTTGACAGTCAAGAATTCAGTCAGATCCTAAATGAGCCTATCAATCAGGACAATTACTTAGGTCAATGGGATAAAGATAAGACTTATCCGCCGGGATATGTTATTAGTTTTGGCGACAAGAATTATGAATCTATAAAAGAAGTACCTGCAGGCATCAGTCCTCCTAATGCAGAATATTGGAAGTTAGATACTAATCAAGACCTTAAAGATATTCTTGGGACATATAACAAAAACTTGCAAGTTAATGATGCTAATCTTAAAGAAGCAAAACGTATTGTACCTAAGTCAGGTTACAGTCAAAACGACTTGTACATTGTTCCTACATATGGCGTATATGAATCAGATGGTGTATTGTCTAGGAAAGACGGACAACCCGCACCTCCATATAATATTGTAACAAGTTCTAAAGGTGCTCCAAGCACTACAACAGGAGCAGTAGTGATGATGCGTAATCCTAACTACAAAACTCCTAGCACAGGAATTAAAATTAGTAAAGAAGCATTAAAGAGTATTTGGGACTTGACTGCGGATATGGATTTGTCTGATAAGATAGACAAGTTTGTTCAAGCAAGCCTTGAAATGGTAGAACTACCACCAGAAAGAACTGATACTGGATCAGGTCCTGTAAGTGGTAACAAAGCATTAACTGTTCAGTCTTTAGGTGTTGTCACAGGTCCATATGGTACTGCTGACAATACATATGCAACAGCGGATCAAGACCCAACTCAACCTGGATTCACTGGAACAATCAGTACAGAAATGGATTATCGTGCAGACTGTGATCCTAGATTCCAATACATTGTTAGATATACACCACAAACGTTTGGTTATATTGCAGGTTACTTAACAGGTGATGGGCAAGCACCAAACGGTTTACCAACAGGTGCAGGCATTAGTTTCCCGCAGAACCCACAAGTTGGCGATTATTTCTTACGTATAGATTATATGCCACAGATATTATTCCGTTGGGATGGTCAGTTGTGGGTTAGAATCAGTGAAAATGTAAGAACAGACACCGGCTTTACTACGGATGATCAATCATTAGTATCAGGCTTTATTAATAACGAAAGCCAAATCTATCTAAATAACACTGGTGAGTTTGTTCCTGAGGCACAACCATTGTCAAGTGTATTACAACCTGCACCCGATCCTATACCACCTGAACTATAATTATGGCACAATTCTTTTACGACAATCAAATACGCAGATTTTTAATACAGTTTGCCAAAATATTTTCAAACTGGTATGTAACCAAAGGTAAAGATCCTAATGGTAACGATATACTAATTCGTGTACCTGTTATGTATGGTGACAGCAGTAGACAGGCTGCTACAATTATTGCTAACAACAGTGCTAGTAATTTACCTAGTGCACCGTTAATTACATATTACATAACTGCATTAGAGTATGATCAAAGACGATTACAAGATCCAACATTCGTTGAAAAATTACAAGTTCGTCAACGTCAATATGATCCTGACTCAGGTACATATGATACTACACAAAGTCAAGCATTTACTATCGAAAGATTAATGCCTGCACCATATACATTAAGAGTTACTGTAGATTTTTGGACAACCAACTATAATCAAAAATTAGAAATCATTGAGCAGTTGGGTGCTATATTCAACCCCGCACTTGAAATACAAAGTACAGATAACTTTATAGATTGGACATCATTGAGTGTTGTATTCCAAGATGGATTAACATTTACAAGTAGAAGCATACCACAAGGTACAGGTAATCCTATAGATGTTATGACTTGGAAGTTCTATATGCCTATATGGATTAGTACTTCAGTCAAACTTAAAAAGATGGGTGTTATTCACAAAGTTATTGCAAGTATATTCAAAGGTAAAGCGTTCCAAGATATACAAGATGATGACTTGTTATTAGGTACCAGACAAAAGATTACACCATGGGGATACAAAGTATTATTGATAGGTAACACATTACAACTATTACCTCAGAATGAAGCATTCTATCCTCCTAATACTGATTTAGATAATCCTCCTTCTCCTAATACAGATTTGTATTGGAGTAGTTTATTGAATACTTATGGTAAAGTCAAACCAGGAGTAAGTCAAATTTGGTTACAGAATCCATATATGGAAGATGACATTGTAGGTACAATCGTTCCCGATCCAATGGATGATAGACTATTGATATACAATATTGACCCTGATACATTACCACAAAATACATTAGCGCCTGTTAATAGTGTTATCAACCCTCTAGTTACTGGCCCTAATGCAGGATTACCTGGGCCAACAAATGGAGTTCGTTATTTGTTAGTAGATAGAATAGGTGTGGATGGTACTAGCACTATTGCTTGGGGTAACTTAGTTGCAAATGCAAATGATATTATTGAATATAACGGTAGCACAGGACAATGGGAAGTTTCTTTTGATAGCCAAGCAGCCACAACAGTAGAATATGTTACAAATTTAACTACAGGTATTCAATATCGATATGTTGACCAAGAAGGTCAATGGATGAAATCATACGAAGGATGGTATGATCAGGGAGATTATTCTATTGTGATTTAATTAAGATAAATCATAATATGAACACTGCCGCTGGAATATTCTTTTACTGCACGTTAACTCGTAGATATCTATATCTATTGAGGTCTGATAAAAATCCTACGTGGAGTATTCCAGGGGGAAAGATAGAAAAGAATGAAACCTTACTAGAAGGTTTAGAACGTGAATGTATTGAAGAAATTGACTATTGGGATAAAGACTGGAAACTTATTCCAATTCAAAAGTTCGTAAATGGTAACTTCACATATAACACATTTTTCTGTTCAGTAGAAAAAGAATTTATTCCTATACTAAACGATGAGCATTGTGGATATGCATGGGTTGTAGATGATCATTATCCAAAACCATTACATCCTGGATTGTTTAGTACTATTAACTTTGATGTAGTTAGAGAAAAGATGAGGTCATTAGTAGAAAAGCGGTCCTAAGACCGCTTTTCGTTTTAGTGAACTCCCAACAACTTTCCTATCGTCGGATATCCTAGGGCACCTATAACGATACCAGCACCCATTAACATCCAGCGCCATTTCTCTAATGAAGAAATTTTGCCTGCCATTTGTTTATGTGCATCAACATTTGACTGTTGAAAATCTTTAATAAGTGCTAGTGTTGCTTCGCTATTTTTGCTCATGTCGTCACGTATATCTTTTAACTCGGCTTTAACCTCATCGACCTTTTCATCCAAATTTTGATATTGGACTTGTAAGACCGCAATTTCAGTTTCAGCCTGTTTTAAGGATACTTGCGCCATGATCTATTAACTTCCTGAGATAGTTACGATTGGGTATGGTTGGCCACCGTATGTATTGGCAGCATATGCAGTATTAAATGTTGAGAATGCTGGTGAAGCATTATTAATATTATCTGACAATGTTGCTGTAATACCTGAATCTGCTGTGAACAATTCGGCAGTGTGATCACTTAATGACTGTACATTAACTGTAGCAGCATTTGCATATGTACCAACAATATTCATTGTACCAGGATACAAATTAGCATTAGCAAGATTTGCTGTATAGCATGCACCTACTAATCCTGATGATGTTCCCTTAACAAGATACTTCTGCTTACCCTTCTGACGAACAATGTAGCCTGCCTCATTTTCAGCAAATACGAACTCTGATGCTGTTGCATTGGCTGCTGAGTTGGCTGCAAATGTTGCAAATGTTGCGTTTGCGTTTGCAATGTCGTCGATGTAACCTAAGAAAGTACCATCTGCTGTTGACACTGCCATACCGTCTGCTAATGTATTAGCAAAGTCAGTACCTACACCATCAATATTTGGTGAACCATCACTTACTGTAATAGTACCTGTACCTGTTTGTGCGATTGCAACACGGCAAAGAACTTGATTACCATAGATTGCTGTGTTACCACCAACTACAGAATAAGTTGCTGTGTTAGTTGCAGGATAACCTGCACCGCTTATTGGGTTATTGAAATATGCATCAACTGGTGCTACTGTTGCTGATACTGTAACTGGACCTGCAGTACCTAAATCAACTTTAGCATATGTTGGGTTAGCATTTAATGGTGTTGCAGAAACAGTAAATGTACTGTTATTTCCTGCATTAATAACTTCAAGAATCCAATACATTGTACCTGCAACTAAGTTACCTACGTTGCTTGCTGGTACAAAAGGCATACCTGCAATAATTCCTAAGTTAGTAAAGTTTGCTGAAGTTGTAACAACTTCTGTTGAAGCGTTAGTTGCTGTAATAGTAACTACGGCTTGTGCTTTTGCGATTTTTAATGGACGTCCCATTTGTTTCTCCTATGTTATGTGGGTTCTATCCCACTACGCGGCGGGGACCGCATAAGACCCTCCCCATGAGAGTGCATAATATATTTATCGTTATTGCGAAAATAAATACCCATATGAAAATAGAATTTTACGGGGTTTATTACACTGCCGAACCTAAAACTATAGGGGAACATGAGCAGAAATATATAGAAAATCTCAAAGAAGAAATAAGAAATACCAGCCAATATGAATCAAATCTAATCGTCAATTTGACTTGGTTAGACCCAAAGGATGATAAACTAATATTTTGGATAAACAAGAATGCTTTTCCAAAATCTACTAAACTTTATTTTACAGGATTTGTTGACGGTATGAATTGGTTTATCAGTACTGATATATACCGTCAATTAGAAAATATGAAAATTCCTATAGAGTTTATAGGATTTGCACCAGTAAGTTGGAAAAGTTTTATTCCTAGTTTAATGAATCATTACAATGAACAAGAAGTAGAATTAGATCCTAATGTCAAATACTCATTTTTGTCCTACAATAGAAAACCAAGACCTCATAGATATACAATAACAAAAATGTTGATTGACAATAATCTTATAGACAAAGCATATGTCACGTTTGAAAAGGGTAACTTTGAAATATTAGATGAACGCACTGGACAAACTGATCAAGAATTACATAACAGTGATTTAAGATACTCTAGACCCGAAGATTTGTTTACATTAGGTAATATGAATATATGGAATAAAAGTTATTCAGTATTAGTGTCTGAGACTGAAGTGACCGATCCATGGCAATTGAGCGAAAAAACTTGGAAACCAATATTAGGCCTTAGACCTTTTGTACATAACGCTAATAATCAATTGTATAAAACATTAAATCAACTGAATCTATACACACCGGCAGACCTATTTAAAAACAGTGATCTAAACAAAGCAGATCCGTTGACATTAATCGAACATTTCAAATGGTTAAATGAAAAAACACCACAAGAATTATATGATTTGTGGTGTTCTCAGTATTTTATGCTGAAGCATAACAGAAATAGATTCTTAGAAATAGCAAGTGAATTATAGTCTCCACGGACGTCCGGGTGCAGGTAATAAAGCACGTGCGGCCCATGTTGTAAAAACATTGTATTGTCTATAATATGGTTGACCTACATCACTACGAATAGGCTCACTAACATCTAAAAGTTTAATACTTGCTTTAGCCTCTTGCAGAGTAAGACCTTGCGCTACGGCTAACGCAGGAGCATTAGTTTCAATATAGTCATTCCAATTATCATAGCCGGCTGGTGTAGGAGGTAGAGCCATTATAATCTTCCTACTGCGACCTCAATAACACCTTGAACACCGTCAAAGTCTTGTAGTGCTTTACCTATTACTGTGCCAATTTGAGGAGTTGTGGTTGGTCTTGCATATCCGCCACCACCACTAATAAGCATGTCACCCTTTTTAATCTTACCTCTAACTTTACAAGGTACACGACCTTGTAGTGCTATAGCAACTGGATGTTCCCCTGGGCATTTTGCATTCATTGCATATGCAGGATCAGTAGACACTACGCCAGCAACCCTATTAGTTGCGTCAGTTGCTAATGTAACCTCTTCTTTACCACCAAACTCTAATACAGTACCCGGACTATATTGTTCGTCTGCTGAATAGTATTCTGCCAAGTCAGCGTATGTTGCTTGCATTCTTGAACCGCTAGTCAACGTCCAATTACCTGTGATGTATCCTAATGTTGTATTGGCACCGCTAGTTATATTTGTAACAGTAAATGCACTGTTACCAGTTACAGAAGTTGCTCCTGAAACAGTAAGCCCAGTTAAGGTACCAACGGATGTAATATTTGGTTGTGCCGCAGTTGTTACTGTACCCGCTGTACTTGCAGAACCACTTACTGAACCACTAATTGTACTTGATACTGTAAGTCCCGTCAATGTACCAACGGATGTAATATTTGGTTGAGCCGCAGTTGTTAACGTGCCTGTCAAAGTAGTTGCTGACAAACTAGTTAATCCTGAAACAGTTGTAACAGTTGATCCAAGGGCCAATGTAGTACTACCTAAAACTACATTCGAATTTGCTAATCTTGCTTGTGCTAGTGTACCAGTAGATATGTTGCTTGCATTTAATGCTGTTAATGATGAGCCGTTACCACTGAACACTCCTGTATTGGCAGTGATGTTAACTGCGGTAACAGTTCCGTTTACTCCTAAACTTGTTAAAGTGCCTAAACTTGTTACATTTGGTTGGCTTGCTGTGATTAATGAACCTGTAACTGTAGTGAATACACCTGCAGCTGCTCCAATATTACCAACGTTGGCGTTACCAGTTACATTTAATGTGCCTGTAAGTACTCCGCTAGTTGCACCAATGTTTCCTACATTAGCATTACCTGTTACACTTAGAGCGCCGGCAGTAACTAAATTACCACCAGTAATGTTACCAGTTGCTACTATTAAACCACTAGTACCCAAGTTACCTACATTTGCATTTCCCGTTACATTTAATGTTCCAGTTAATACACCGCTCGTTGCGCCTATGTTTCCAACGTTAGCGTTACCGGTAACATTCAATGTACCTGTAAATATACCACTTGTTGCACCTAAGTTACCTACATTTGCATTACCGGTTACATTTGCAGTACCAGTGACATTTGCACCTGTGTTAGTAATTACTAATACATTAGCAACACCATTTGATGAGATATTAACATTTGAATTCGCTGTTACAACAACACTACTATTGCCATTAACAATTGCTGCGCCATTGGCTGCACTTGTTCCACCAACGGTAAATGAACCACCTGATGCATTAGTGATTACTACACCAGATGCGTTAGATGTGATTGTAGCATTACCTAAGTAAATTGTGCTTCCAGATAGATATAATGCATTCCAACGATTGGTAGTATTACCTAAATTATATGTTACGTTAGCATTAGGATTCAAATTACCTGCTACAGTAACCTGTGTACCATTAC